AGATGAGGAGAATAATATACTGAAGTTTGAAACAAAAGAAGAGGCATTACAAACTTTGAAATCTTGGGGAGTAGATATGGTTTTTGCTCAACAAGAAGGAGTAACGATTGAAGGAGTGAATTAATGGAACAAATACTAATGATATATTATTTTTTAGGTGGAGTAGTAGTAGGAATATTTATCATACTACTTGCATATTTATTAACAAGAAAATAGGAGTGTATAATGTACGACCCAGTGTTTATAAACTTATTAGAAAAGAATGTAAGAGATTTACAAGAACAATTACGTAATTCTTATGTTAAAATAAAACAATTAAATGATGAGAATTATAAATTGCGTAGGCAAATAGGAGTTGAGAGAGATGATGGAAAAAAACTTACCAACAGCTCTGATGGTGTATGGTTAGGAGATGCAGAGATGCCAGATGCAGAGCATTTAAAAAAGGATTTTAAGACAGGTGGATAAGGCAAGAGAAAGAAGATTTAAAGCTACCGGAAAGTATTTTAGAGATACCAAACAAAATAAATATTTATGGTTAAATAATATTTTTCCGGCCTTACTACTTGCAAGTTTATTTTTTTTATTGTATAATTATTAGGAGAATTACAATGACAATAGATACAAAATGTTATAGAATTTTAGGTAAAAAAGAAGTACAATATTCAACCTTAGTAGAAGTACCTAAGGATTGGAGTATGGAACAGGTTCAAGAATATATTGATAATAATATGATTGATACTTGGACAGAGGAAGATACAGGCTTTGACACTATAGAAGTATCAGATGAAAAGCCTGAGTTGATAGATGATGAAGAGGCAGATGAGATATCGTATGATATTGGTATGTTTCTTTATAATGAGGAAGAAGAAGATGAATAATTTATGGGATAAAGACGAGAAGAAAATGTATAGAAAACTATTTAAAGAATATAAAAGAGAAGGTTGCTCTAATGAAGAGGCAAGAATATATGCAAAACAAGATTGTAGGAATAGTATAGGCCTTGATATAGATTCTGCTGAAGAGCTTTATATAAATGCTTTGAAAGATTTCTCTTGACATTATGAAAAAGTTTTCTATAATATATAAATATATATATATAATATATAATATAATTAATAATTATTTATTAAAATATATAACAAATATATGTATATTATTATTATCATTATGGGTATTATATATATTTATTATGATGATTTATTATACATTTAAATAACTAGAAAGGAATATAAAGTGGTAGAATTTTTATTATGGTATACACTCATAGGTGTTGCAATAGGTTTATCTAACGCAATGGGTATGATGTAATGGAGAGTAAGTGGATAAGCAGAGGAGAATGCCCTTGTGGTGAATCAAGTAGAGGTTATAATATTCATGCTGATGGGCATGCCTTCTGCTTCTCTTGTAATAAAAGATTTAATAATATAGGAGAGGCAAAAATGGAGAGTAAAGTAATTAACATACAAGAAAACACCAGTGTAAGTGGTGAGTATAAAGCTATACCTGATAGAAGAATATCAGAAAGAACAGCTAAAAAATATAAGACAAAAATAAAAACTAATGGCTCGATAGTTAGTCATCATTACTATGAATATTTTAATGCTGATAGTAGCCATGTGGCCACGAAGATTCGTCAGGTTGAAGGTAAAAAAATATGGTCACAAGGTGACATAGGAGATGCCTTACTGTTTGGCCAAAATTTATTTAAGTCAGGTGGTAAATATATTACTATTGTTGAAGGAGAGATAGATGCCATGTCTGCCTACGAAATGTTAGGTAGTAAGTGGGCAGTAGTATCAATTAAGAATGGAGTACAAAGTGCAGTACAGAATTGTAAACAACATTTACGATACTTAAATAGTTTTGAAAATGTAGTTATATGTTTTGATAATGATAAACCTGGTATTGATGCCTCACAAAAGGTTGCTAGGTTATTTGAACCAAACAAATGCAAGATTGTAAACTTAGAACATAAAGACCCAAATGAATATCACAAGATGGGTAAGTCAAAAGACTTCGTTAATGAATGGTGGAATGCTAAACCATACACACCTGCTGGCATTTTAAATTTATCAGATTTAGGTTTATCTTTATGGGATGAAGAGTATTGTGAAACTATACCTTATCCTTGGAGTAAGATGAATGATAAAACATATGGTATGAGAACAGGAGAGTTAACTACATTTACTTCTGGTGCTGGCATGGGTAAGTCTTCTGTAATGAGAGAGTTAATGCATCACATTTTTAAAAACTCAAAAGATAGAGTAGGAGTTTTAGCATTAGAAGAAAGCACTAGAAATACTGCTTTTAATATTATGTCTGTAGAGGCTAACCAAAGATTATACATAAAAGAAATAAGAGAAAAGTTTTCTCAAGAACAATTATTAAAGTGGCAAGAAGATACCATAGGATTAGAAAAAGGCAAAGGTAGATTTATTGTGTTTGACCACTTTGGTTCTTTAGGTAATGATGAGATACTTGCCACAGTTAGGTTCATGATATCTAGTATGGATTGTAAATGGGTTTTTATTGACCATTTATCTATTTTAGTTAGTGGTCAAGAAGAAGGAGATGAAAGAAAGTCTATTGATATATTGATGACTAAACTACGTTCACTGGTAGAAGAGACAGGAGTTGGTCTTTTATTAGTATCGCATCTTAGGAGACCATCAGGAGACTTAGGTCACGAGAATGGAAAAGAAGTTACTCTATCTCATTTACGAGGTAGTGCCAGCATTGCACATTTATCTGATTGTATTATTGCTTTAGAGAGAAATCAACAAGCTAATGATGAAGTAACTGCAAACACAACGACTGTTCGTATTCTTAAAAATAGATACACTGGAGAGACAGGAGTATGTACGTACTTGCATTATGATAAAAAGTCTGGTAGAATGTCTCAAATAGATAATCCTTTTGAGGATGAATTTAATAATCAAGCACAAGGAGTTTTATAATATGAAGTGTTATAACTGTGGAACAGAATTAATTTGGGGTGGTGACCATGATTGTGAGGAAGATGAAGAACATGTTATCGTTACTAATCTTTCTTGTCCTGAATGTGGTGCCTTTCATTTAGTGTATTGGGGTCACAAAGGAGAAGAAGAAGAAAGTAAACAGCTTTGGATAGAAGGTTACAAGGAGTGGTTTGATAAAAAAAAACTTGACACAGATGATGAGATGTGGTATCATTACTGTGATGTTGAAAAAAGTGAAATGGAAATAGGTAAAGGAGAAGAGTGTAGTTGGTGTGGTGCAAATGAAAGTAGTTCTTGATATTGAAACAGATGGATTTAATCCTAGTAAAGTACATTGTATTGTAGCAAAAGATATAAATACAAATGTCGTTACAGTGTTTGACCCATCTACTATGTATAGTTTTAATAACTGGGCAAAGCAAGTAGATAAATTTATTATGCATAATGGATTATCTTTTGATGTTCCGGTTCTTAATAGACTGCTTAATTCAAACATACTACCAGGTGATGTTATTGATACATTAGTTTTATCTCAGTTGTTTAATCCTATACGAGAGAAAGGACATAGCCTAAGAGCATGGGGTGAAAAACTAAACATGTTAAAAGGTGGTGAAGATGTAAACTTTTCTAAGTACGATTACAATATGCTGAAGTATTGTAAACAAGATGTAGAAATAACACATGCTGTTTATAATGAATTAGTAAAAGAAAGCAAAGGTTTTTCTAAGGAGTCTATAGATTTAGAGCATGACATTAGATTAATCATTGACCAACAAGAGAAGAATGGTTTCGCTTTTAATATACAGAAAGCACAGGAGTTATTAGCAAAACTAAAAGACGATATCTATGACTTAGAACAATGGTCGTTAGAAGAGTTTGAACCTACCATTGTGGAGATGAAGACGAAGACAAAAGAAATACCATTTAACATTGGTTCTCGTCAGCAGATAGCTGATAGATTAATGAAGAGAGGATGGAAACCAAAACAGTTTACTGATAAAGATAATATTATAATTAACGAAGCTGTTTTAAAAACCATTAAAGAGCCAGAGTTAAAATTAATTGCAGAAAGATTTGCAAAATATTTTTTACTGCAGAAGAGAGCAGTAATGGTGGAGTCTTGGATTGAGGCATGTGATGAGAATAATAAAGTTCATGGAAGAGTGATGACACTACGAACTATTACTGGTCGCATGGCACATAACTCACCAAACATGGCACAAGTTCCGGCCACATATTCACCATATGGAAAGGAGTGTAGAAACTTATGGACTGTATCAGACCCAACAAAATATAAATTAGTAGGCACTGATGCTAGTGGTTTAGAGTTACGTTGTCTTGCACATTATCTTAATGATACAAATTATACAGATGAGATATTGAATGGAGATATACACACTAAGAATATGGAGTTAGCAGGAATAAAGAATAGAGACCAGGCCAAGACATTTATCTATGCCTTCCTCTATGGTGCTGGTGCAGAAAAGATAGGTAAGATAGTAGGAGCTGGAAAGGAGCAAGGCAATATGTTAATTAAAAGATTCTTGTCTAACCTACCTTCTCTAAAAAGATTGCGTGAGCAAGTAGAAACTGCTGGTAGAAGAGGAAGAATATTAGCTATAGATGGAAGGTACTTAAAAGTTAGAAGTGCACACTCAGCATTAAATACTCTTCTACAAGGAGCAGGTGCTATTATTTGTAAACATTGGTTACTACATATCATAAAAAGAGTTTACAATAAAAAGCTTGATGTTAAGTTAGTGGCATCTGTTCATGACGAATACCAATTTGAAGTAGCAAACAAAGATGTGGGAGAGTTTTGTAGTATCACAAAGATTGCTATTAAAGAAACTGAACAGACATTGAAGTTAAGATGTCCTCTTGATAACGATTACAAAGTAGGAGTAACATGGACAGAGACACATTAGAACCAAAGATAGAAGATAGAAAGAAGTTTGATTTAGATTTGAAGTATGGTAAAGTAAAAGAAAAAATTATTGCTGACATGCTACAAGATAAGAAGATAGAAGTAAAGTCTGAAAGAGGTATGTGGTTAGACACTGGTAACATAGCGATTGAATTTGAAAGCTATGGTAAACCTAGTGGTATTACATCTACTGAATCAGATTACTGGTTTCATAATCTTTGCATAGGAGAGGAGATATATGGGACACTGGTATTTAAAACTGATATGTTAAAGAAGATTATAAAGAACACACCTAACAAAAGAGAAGTATCTGGTGGTGATAATAAGGCTTCGAAAATGTATCTAATGAATATCCAGAAATTATTTAATGTAGATATAATAAAAAAAAGTGTTGACAATGATAGTTAAATCATGCTATAATATAATTTTAATAACCAAAAAAGGAGAATACACCTATGAGTGTAATTAGTGGAACTGCTTATTGGGCAAGCATAACAAGTCCAAACACAACATTTGATGCAGATGGTACATGGAGTATTGATGTAGGTAATCTGGATGCAGACAACAAGGCTCTCGCAGAAAAAGATGGTCTTGCTATAAAGAATAAAGGTGATGACAGAGGAGACTTTGTTAGCATCAAACGAAACGTCAAAAGAAAAGATGGTAACTTAAATAGTGCACCGGAAGTTCTTGATGCTCAGAAGAGAACCATGATGAATACATTAGTTGGTAATGGTTCTAAAGTAAATGTACTATACACCACATATGAGTGGAAGTTTAAAGGTAGAGCAGGTGTTTCTGCTGACCTTAAAAAAGTACAGGTCGTAGACTTAGTTCCTTATCAGGGTGATGCAGATGATGCATTTGATGTAGTACCTGATGGATACTCTACTGAGTCAGACGAAAAAATTCCTTTTGCCTCTTAACTAAAAGGATAGTGGGAGATTGTTTAGCTTGGCAGTCTCTCACGTTTTATTTATGAAAAAAATAGATACTATAGTAGAAGATATATACAGTTTATTCGAAAAAAAGAATGAAGAACTAACTGAAAAAGAAGTAGATAAATGTATAGATGACTTTGCTAATTCGGTTAAGATACATGTAAAAGATTTTTTAAAGCAGATGCCTCATGAAAAGTCAAGATTAAGACTATCAATAATAGGTAAACCAGATAGACAGCTATGGTATGATTTTAAAAATACAGAGATAGTTCCTATACCACCTAGCACTAGAATTAAATTCTTGTATGGATATATATTAGAAGAATTATTAATTATGCTTGCTTCTATTGCAGGACATAAAGTTTCACAGCAACAGAAACAAGTTAAACTAGAAGGAGTTGTAGGACACCAGGACTGTATGATTGATGGCACATTAGTTGATTGTAAGAGTGCATCCGGTAGAGGCTTTACTAAATTTAAATATAATAACTTATCCAGTGATGACCCATTTGGTTACATATCACAGATATCAGCATATGCAGAGGCCAATGGTGTTGATGAGGCTGGATTTTTAGTTATTAATAAATCAACAGGAGAAATATGTTATACCAAAGTACATTCGTTGGAGATGATAAATGCTAAGAAGAGAATACAACATCTTAAAAAAGTTGTGTCATCTACCAATATACCTGATAAATGTTATTCTGATATTCCTGATGGCAAGTCTGGTAATTATAAGCTTGACGTTGGTTGTATCTACTGTCATTATAAGCATGATTGTTGGAGTGATGCTAATGATGGTAAAGGACTTCGTGCTTTTCAGTATTCAACCGGTAAGAGATATCTTACTAAAGTTGAGAAAGAACCAAACGTAGACGAAGTTAAATGAACAAAGAATCTTTTGTTTATCTTTGGTATGACTCAAGAAATAAAATGTTTTATTTAGGTAAACATAAAGGGACACCTGATGATGGGTATACTCATTCTTCTAATAGGTGGCAAAAGTTTAGTAGTGATTCTGTACCAGAGGGAGTAAAAAGAAGAGTTCTTACATATGGTTCAGATAAAGATATGTATGAATTAGAAACTAAACTTCTGTTTAATAGAAAAGAAAAATGTTGGGATAGGTATTACAATGCTAGTATTAATGGTAAGTTTTATAGACCTCCTGAAGATTACAAACCTCATACAGAAGAAACTAAAAGAAAAATAAGTGAAACTTTATTAGGAAAAAAATTTACAGAATCTCATAAAAGAAAAATTAGTGAAGCTCGTATAGGAAAAAAACATACAGAAGAAACTAAAAGAAACATTAGTGAAGCTCACTCAGGAAAAAAACTTACAGAGGAAACTAAAAGAAAAATAAGTGAAGCTCAATTAGGAGAAAACAATAGTATGTATAGTAAAAAACATACAGAAGAAGCTAAAAGAAAAATTGGTGAATTTCATAAAGGAAAAATTGTAACAGAAGAAACTAAAAGAAAAATGAGTAAAGCTAAATCAGGAAAAAAACTTACAGAAGAAACTAAAAGAAAAATTAGTGAAGCTCGTAAAGGAAAAAAATATTTAGATAATGAAAAAAGAACATGACATAATACAAATTGAAAATGCTTTTTATTCTGAACCTTACAATTCAGAGAAGAGATTATTTATTGCTGTGATATTACAAGCATTGTTAGATGTATCTAAAAAACCTATCACAACATATGATAAAGTAAATAGACAAAAAGCAGAGGCATGGTTCTTTGCAGACGTAGGAGTAACATGTGAAAATTTTAATACAGTATGCGACATGGCCGGAGTAGATTCAAATAAAACCAGGTCATTCGCATACAAAGTTATTAATACAAAAAACAATAAGTATTTAAGAAATAGAATTAGAAGTGTGTTAAGAGGTGAAGATGAGTAAAGATAAAAAAGACTTGACATATGAACAGAACTTTGATAAACTATATGCTGATATGATATATTATGAGGAGCAAGCAAAAATGGGATTAATGGATAAAGCAATAAAAGAAACTGTTAAAGATACAGGTTTCAAAAAGACAGACATAAAAAAGAAAGCAATACAAGCTACATTAAAACAAATAGGTGGTAGTCATTACAAAGATTGTAAGATACAACCTGTGGAATATATTGTAGGTAATGACTTAACTTTTCTTGAAGGTAATATAATTAAATATGTTACAAGACATAGAAGAAAAGGTGAAGGAAAAAAAGATATTGAGAAAGTAATACACTATGCAGAAATGATTTTAGAAATGGAGTACAAGGATGAATAACTATTTACCAACCGAATACCAAAGTTTTATACACCTATCTAGATATTCTAGGTGGCTACCTGAAGAAGGTAGAAGAGAGACATGGATAGAAACAGTATCCAGGTTAAGTAATTTTATGCAGATACATTTAAAGAAAAATTT